GACATTAAACTTCTCCGCAGTTGCATCGATCTCTCTGATACGCGCTTTCTCTTCATTCATAGCCGCTTTTTTAACAGCTTCTACATCTACAGCCTCAACTGATTTTACTTCTTCAACTTTTTTAGTTTCCATAACTGGTTCCTTTTCAATTGTTTTTAATTCCCTGCCTACGCCGACTTTGTCGTCAGCAGGCACACTCACTATAGATACCTCGAAAGGGGACCAACGGTTAACGGTGTAGACATCCCAATCTTCACGCTTACCTGTTGCCTCCATTTCATGTACACTATAACCGACACTGATCTTCTGCCTGATGCCATCCCTGACATCCTGCAAAATCTCCTCACCAAGAGTGGACTTACTAAAGCGAACCAACGCCCTGCCAATCTTGTCGTCACCGATCCATGCCTTTTCCACCACACCGATCTGGCTGTCTCTGTCGTGACCTAGTAGAAGCGGCGCGCCATTCTCCATTCTGGACATATCTATGGCTTCCTTCTCGTGACTAAGCACCTCATAACCGAAATATCTCAAATACGGCTCTTCTGAACTAAAAGCGATCTCAACTGTTCTGTTATCCTCATTGACTTCACCGACTCTGAATTCACGGTGGAGCACGTCTACATCTTGACCTTTAATTTTCATTTTGTCCTCCTATGACTGTCATCATTTCACTTATGACAGCATCATTGTTTGTTGTGATTCCCAAGTCCTCACGCATCTTTTTCTCTCTGGCTATCTGGGCATAGATATCTTCAATATTGCGCCCCTGATCGGCTACTATCTCAGCATGAGACTTCAAGCCCTCTTTTGCAAGTGCCAGGTTTGCCGTAGCATCTTTGAGCGGATCGATCCACGAAAATCCACGTCCTATCCAGATGACATCCTCGAACTTCTCTATTTTTGAGATAGGAAGCTTAATAATGCCCTTTACCATGGCCATAGGAAGCCACTCTTTGTACACACGGCTGTGAAGCTTTTCAGAGAGCCATGTCTGTAGTATTCTCCAGTTGTCTCTCTCCTCCAGAGCGCCTTGTCTGATGGAAGAGTAATTCACGTCAGCACGGTTGTTTGAAAGAGACTCATAGGAAACCCCAAGCCCTGAAGCCACAGAGCGAAGCACATTCTTGGTAAATGCCTCATACGCTGTAGTGGGGTGTGTCGGGTCGAAAGTCTGGAACTCCCAGCCCGCAGGCATCTCCTCGAACGTACCTGGTTCAACCTCCATGATGACATCGTTGTCCTCGCTTAATCCGGTGGTATATTCGTTGCCTGTTGGTGTTTTATAGAATCCCATCTTCCCCGCTGCCACTCTGGCCGCTGTCAATTCTGCCTCTTCATAACGGTCAAGCATATTCAGTGCAGACATAGAAGCGTGCATCCATGGCACACCTCTTACCTGACCCACTCTTATAGGTCTGAACAGATGTATGATCTCGTCAGCAGGTACGCGCACATGGTCACCACGGTAAGTAGACGCAGACGGATGCCCCTTTGTGATGTAGTAGGCTATAGGCTTTCCGAAAGAATCAAGCTGTATACCCATGACAATGTTCCTGTCTGCATCGTTCAGATTGATGTCAAGGTGATCTGCCTCTATAAGTTGCAATGCAAAACCAAAGGCATTGTCATAGTTCTTCACTATTCTGATGAGTACTTCCCCATCCTGGGCAACCGCCTCAATGGCTTTTGCCTGCAAGTCGGTAAAGCTTCCGTACCCGGTCACATCACAATCACCTGACCACTTTTTCCACGCAGCCTCTATCTGGTCATTTGCAACACTGTCGTAGGCACCATTTGCGTCTTTAGACATAGCCTGAAGCTTAATTCCCGTACGTCCAACAACATTGGACACCACGAGACCAATGTACTTCTTTGCATAACCGTTGTTTTGCACCAACCCTCTTGAACGTGATCTAAGTTTTACAAGATCGGCATACACGTCTGAATTTGGCGTTGAATTGGTGGTTGACCAGTCAGCCGTGAGTCTGTTTATGGCTCCCGCAGCGAATGACCGCTTCTTAACCTCTGGCTGTTTTTTCTTAAATAGACTAAACATTAAAATCTCACTTTGATGTTGCGGCTGAAAGTGCCGTTTGCAATCTCGCATGCCTGCAGTTCTGCATCATATTCACGTCTATACAGGTCTCTAAGTTTTACAAGCTCGCTGATGGATCTGAACTTGATGGAGCGCCCGTTTATCTCATAGCTTTCCTGCTCTCTTGAAGCAGTACCGAGTATGGTCGCTTCAATCGCATCGAGGACTTTTTTCACGTGTGAGGCAGTATCTGTTGCCGTAGATACATCCACAAGCACTTTGACCGTACAGTTCTCAACAGTTCTTCGGTCTGTACCATTGGTAGCCACCCCTTGCACCATGTAGTTGCCTGGTGCCCAGTCGGTATCGTTGCTGTTCACTACAAATACACCGTTCGTGAAAGTGGCAGCAACAGAATATTGGTTATTCAGGTAGTAGGTAAGTGTCCACGAGTCATACTCTGATGGCAGTTTTGTTGTAAAGGACAAAGTATCGTTCTGTGTAACAGTTGAGGGGAATGCCAAAGTACAGTCCTTTAGTTTTTCCCTATTGTTACATTTTTGGAGGTTCTAAATATAGTCTACTATGAAAAATACCCTTCTTCTCTCAATTCGGCCATTTTTTTTATGACATCCGGGTGAGTGTCAAGAAGCGCCTGCACGATCTTTGACTTTGAAGACACATCCATATCATTTGAAAGTTCCAGAAGCGTATAGTTCGTATCCTCTCTGAGACTAATGTGTGTCGTAATGCTCTTTAACCATATACTCTTTGTCGATCTCAACGCTTTTCTCTTTGCCACACTAGTCCTTTTTCATCCATCCTGAACGCTTTTTCGGCTTTTTATGTTTCTTTACCTCAATACCACCAAGTATCTGCCCTCTTTGCGAAAGTAGCTCCAGGTCAACCGAGCCAAGTTTTAGAGAAGCAAAAGCATACACTCTTACGTCAACCGCTTCATTTCTCGCTCTAGTCTTTTCCCATCTTCCGTTAGGAAGTTTTCTCTCAGACCCCAACTGCTTAAAATACTCCTCGTTGTAACAATCATCAACGGGAAAGTGCATATACCCAGCGCCACTCTCTGAGGTCAGGTGCCATGACAGCTCATCTTTTGCTTTATTTACACCAATTGTAAACACAGGGGCAGCATTCTTTGTCTTTCCGGGCTTTCTTGTGGTAATATCCTTGCCAATGACCCCAGACCCCTTCACAGCAAAGATACGTCTTGAGTACAGCGGTTTACAGAAGTCACCTACCACAGTGGTAAGGTACCCCGCATCTATACACCCGGAAAATATACCTATGGTGTCACCATTGTCGTGAGTAAAAGTTTTTCCAAGAACAAACTCCCTGACATCTTCCCACACTTCCGGCTGTGTCGTGTCCCCAAAAAATATTTTATAAGTGATCCCCCACGACTCGTAGTTCTGACCCCATCCTACCACTTCAAGCTCTATCCTGTCTTTTTGTACGTCAGCCCCAAAAGTAAGTACCAGAACACCTTCTGGCACTTCAGCTGTGTACTCTTCTCTTCTGTCGTAGAATCCAACTGTATCAGAGCGTTGAAACTCCTCCTCAAATGGCCTGGCAAGCACTTCATTAAAAAAAGCCTTCAACATGTTCCTGTTTTTTTTCGCCACCAGAAACTCCCTGGCAATGTCAGGCCATGTAACATTTGGAGAGTATGACAACATTGCCCAAAAAGCGAATGAACGAACACCATCCTTCATGGCTTCCGGATTTTCAGCTCTCCATTCTCCATTTTTATCCATATCTCTCTTGTGATGGTCGTATATCTCACCATCACAGCTTGAACAGGTAAAGTGTGCCGTCTCTGGATGGTGCTTTATCGTTCTTCCGTGTTCATCTTTATCTTTTTCCCACTGCAGGTCTTCAAACTCAAATTTATGGAAGGTTCCGCAGTGAGGGCAAGGAAGCCACCTGTACTCCTGAGTTCCTTTTTGGAACCAGTAGTCTATCATGGAGGTATTGTTATCCATCTCTTCTTCGGGATTGTACGGAATACCTACAGGCTTCCCGCCTAATATGTTTTTTCTGTCCCAAAAGTCAGAAGTCCTCCTCCTCATAGTCGTGATCGTGTCCCCGGTGTTACCGGCTTCTTTCTTCCAGGTGTCTATCTCATCACCAACAGCTACTTTTGCAGTACGTCTGTTCAGGTTTCTGTCAGACTGTGATCCAAGTATCTCAATATACCCGTTCGGATAACTTTTTTTAGAGATCTTCTCTTTTTTTGTCCGACCCCTTGTGGCAGTCATATCAATAAGCGAAGACACTCTCTTGTTATCCCTTACCATAGGCTCAAACTCATCCTCTGCATACCCCTTTGCCTCTTCATCGTTTGGCTGATAGTGAAGCTGTACACACGGTTTCTGGTCTATAAAATAGGCATGAGTGATGTTGAGCAGCTTCGTAAAACCAACACGAACCGGCTTCTTTATAACGACATCTTTTGCCCTCCTGTCGGTCATTGCATTCAATATGTCTACCTGCCAAGGTCTGGTCTCCCATTTTCCAGGAATAGATGAACTCTCAGGAGACAGGAAAAAGTGCTTATCTGCCCATTCTGTTCCAGTCAAGTCAGGGTTAGGCTTAATAATACTTTTCCCGAACTCTATGAGTTTTAGTTGCTGTTCAGTCATTTTCCCCATTTATAATCCTGAATAGAACCCTTGATGTCATTTATCTGCCCACTCAGCCAGTCAATAGCGTCTGGATGCGTGTCCGGGTATCTATTTTTCAGGTCTATATGAATGTCATTTAGCCTTTTATCTATTGGAACAAAAAGCATCTCTATGACAGCTTTGGCATCCTGTATTGGTATTAGGTCTCCCCTGCTTGCTTCGAACTGTTGCCTGCTCTTCTTCCCCGTCCAATAAAAATTTATTATCTGAGCCATGTCTTTTGTGGAGCTTGCTCCATCTATAAGCTCTTTTAGATCATCAGGAAGATCGGCAGTGTCCATGTATGATTTTACTTCTTTCTCTGTTATCTCCATCGGTTTATGTTTTTTTGTTCTTGCTGTCTTGGCACGTCTGACCTTATTATTCAGATCAAGCTTTCCAGCATCTTGAAGTTTTTTTATCGTTTCAGTAACTTTTATTTGATATAGAGTATGCTCGTCAACGAGTACCAAGAGACCTTCTTTATTGTACTTCCTGAGTGTACTTTCAGATGCTCCCACGATATTGACGAACTCTTGCAACGATGCTATATCTTCCAATATAAACTCCTTATTTTAAACGATATTAATTATCAAAAATAGTTAGATGTCGGGGTT